AGTACAGGTGAGTCTGGGTTACCAACATATGTGATACGATAGTAGTTTTCTGAAACGTTAGTATAGAAGCCTTCTTCAAGTAAGCCCTGATTGATGTTTGCAGTCATTGTGCCTGTACCAGCGACAAGACCAAATACTGGACCGTCAATGTAATCGCTGATAGTAAATTGAGTTGGACTTACAATGTCACGAACATAGTAAACTTGGCCGTCAGTTAATCCACCAATTGTAGGGGTATCAAATGTGATGCTCTGCCCAGCAGTAAAGGTTGATGTGTCACCGGTTGCGATAGTAAGAGTAGTTGTGTTGCAGCTAGTGATGGTAACAGTTAGCGGCGGGACATACTGATTATTGTTGACATCAAAATTATCTTCACTATAATATTGTGAGACAAAACCTATTTCATTAGGAACACCGGTGTTATAGAATGCTACACGTAGTCCTTCTAATCCAGTAACACCATCAATGTTACCTAAGGCACTGAGTTGTACACCGTTAACTTCACTGAATGGTAGAGTAGAAATCAAGTCTACTGGGTTTTTACCAGGAAGAATATATTCATTCTGTGCATCTTTTTGCGGAACATTAAATGTAACCAAACCTAAATTAGCACCGTTGTTTTCTACGCCATAAACGTCACGAACAGGAATGTTGGGGAAGTTTGCAGAAAACCCAGTAACGCCAGGCTCTGACTGAATCCAAAACTGAGAATCTTGGTCTACAAGAAACGTATAAGTTCCGCCGCGCAATAGAGTAAGAGTTGGATTAGCATTAGTACCCGATGCACCGAGTTCTACGATGCTGTATGAATTAGGGTTATCTGTTACTCTGTAATCGGCTCTGGAGTATATTAATGATTGCGCCACTGTTACTGCGGGAGGACCATATGGCAACCAGTAGTATTCGTTGAAGTTGATTAGCTTGTCAAGTTCAATAAATGAGTCCCATGAATAAAACTCAGATTCAAACATTCTACTGTTGTTATCAGTAGCTCCGCCCGCTAATTTTAACGCATCAATAATGCCAGGATATGAAATGAAGTCTTTTGCAACTGGTTCATTAGTTTTCGTAAAGACAACACCTGGATCAAGTTGGTAATCTGTGCGGACCTTCGTTGGTTCTAGCACATACCTATCTGTAGCGTTTATTCCATAACCAAACCTACTACCAACATATCCTTGGATACGAGTAGTATTCGGTGGATTGACGATTTGGTCAAGGGTAGCTGCTAAAAATTCAGCGTTGGTTGGTGTTTGAAATACTTCCGGAAGGAAATCTAATGTTCTTACTCTAGCCATGTATATACTTATCTTACCTGTAATTCAGCGGGTGTGAGGGCTGGTACTACCACTACATCATTTGCAGTTGCAGCATTTACGAAAATCTCATACGGCATACATTTTATCTCATATAAATCTCCGAAGCTCATAGTTGGGTCATTAGGAACAAGAACAGCAGAACTAATCAACTCTCCGCAAGTTGTGTGTAAAAATGCACTAAGTTCTGAGAAGTAGAATGTATCTCCAAAGTTCCAATTATTGATACTGAAGTAATTGTTCATTGCTGCAAGTACTGTGCTGCGAATTTCACTATCACTTGCATTTGTACTTGAACTCTTGATTACCTTAATTGTTGCTCGTAATGCAGGAACTGCTTTAGGTCCAAACAATGGTTTAAAGACTACACTATTCATGATTACTGCATCGCTCATCATCTTATAGTTATTTACACCGCTGTATTCAGTGCTTAATTCAGTGATAGAAGGGCGTATCGGTTCTGGAATAGTATTAGTTGTATCCACAAGCCAATTAGTATATTCAGTGTAGTACGCTTGCGTAACCAAATACAAGTCAATAATATTAGTTGTTACCGGATCAATTCTAGTAGTGTTATTACTGTTATGTCTATATTGGTATGACAATCCTTGTCTACCTGTCTCAACTGAATATGAGTCTTGCTCTACTAACAAATAGAACGGGGTAATGATGGTTTGGTCTTGAACAGTTTTATAAAACTTGTTCTCACCATATGCATAGAATAATGTTCCTACTGGATAATCATATTTTACAACTTCAATCTGAGATGTTGTTGCATAAGCATAATTTACATCCGCACTAGGAATAATATACTGCCTAGATAAATTAATAGCATCTTGTATCGTTCTAAAAAATACATATTTTCCAATATTAGATGAGCCTGTGCTATAACCAGTAACCTCAGTAAAAAAGTCTGGATTTAAAATTAATTGGCGATTGTTAACATCGGTCGCAGCTACTTCAACTTGGAAATCGTTAATGTACCCGTCGCTCTCTACTGTCTGTCCTACAATATTTACCTGTAAGTCTTGACCTAAGGGAATATTTGTTCCGAACTGAGTATTTACAGAAAGTATATTGACAAAATCTTGAATGATTTTTCCACTAAAGGGGTCGTATACTAGTTCATCTTTAGCAAAAGTAAATCTAGTATCAGCGACACTTCCAAAGTAATATGTCAATGAACGGTAAGTAATGCTATATGTATTTGCGCCAGTGCTAGTGAACTTTACAAAATAATTCGGATCAGTAAAGCCGGAAATAGACCACCGATCTTGATTAATCATCAATGAATTATTAAACACTAATGTAAAGTCTTGTTGCAATTCCATTCTGAATAAACATTCTTGAATCAGCGTTGTCGGGAACGCATTGCCGAATACAGGAATTATCTCTGCAATCTGTATATCGGTGGGAACATACCCATTTAATTTAATAGGACCAACACCATTAGCAAAACTACCGTTGCCATTATTGCTACCGTCACCTGCAACATTAAGAATAGTTGACCAAATATAAGTTTGTTCGGGGCTAGGAGGAATACCCTGAACTAATCTGTTAGTAGCAAGATCGAAATAGAATCCAGTAGGTGCAATAAACTTACAGATAGCGCCGGTTGTTACATACTTCATGTTTTGGCTGTTGAAGATGCCAACACTTAGTGGTTGCTCTAAACTACCGGTAACTGTATAGAAGTAACCTGATTCAGTGCCGGTGTCTACTGTACTTGTTCTCCAATAAACAGTCCCGTCACCTGATGCTGCATTGACAGGATATCTTGTATAATTTTGAATATAATACTGGGTCGCTCTGTTCAATGACAATATATTTGACAGTGTATCAGTGAAGAAAGCAATAATGTCACTAGTATTATTAATAGTTAGATTCAAGAAGCCATCCGCGTTGTCTTGATATAGCGCGCCATCGCTACCAAAACTATTTGTGCTGGAATACTTACCAGTAGGGTCAAGTAAATCTAGATTCTTAGAAGTGCCTACGCTTGAACGATTGATTGCTTTACTCTTAACGATAGAGCTATATAAAGTGTATGGGAAGTTATTGTAGTCTTCGCCATTGACCATACGATTTTGTGTGTAGTAACGAGTAGGAGCACGTTGTTTGATATTAGCAAGAGTTTCACGAGCTTGGGCAGTGTTAACTGTTAATGGTAATTCAAGACCAAATGTAATTTGTTCTGCTCTACCTACGCGGCTGATATAAGTGAAGGTGACTGAGATGCCTTGCATCTCACTAGGGCTAATTGCATAAGTCAGCGCATTACCCGCTCTTACATATGCACGGAAATTGCCGACCGGAATCTGGCTGAACACTCCGTCACCAAAGGTATAAGTTACTTGATCGTTGAAGCGAGAACCTACTGAGAAAATCTTTCTGTCTGAGAATTCAGTTTGCAAATATGCGTCTGCATATACATTTTCTACTTGCTTCCAAGGTGTTCTAGTACCATCTTCATTGAGTTGGAATAACCATGTGTCACTGTTGTTTACGCCCTGAACATCAATAGGAATATTCTGATTACTGATTTGTTGTTGCAAGGTGAAATCGTAATTCTGAAGACTACCCTGTTTGAAGTAGAAGAAGAATCCAGTCTCAGCAGAGCCGAAGCCCAATTGGTCATTGCGATACACCATATTGAATCTGCCAGTTGGTGCTGGTGGAATTTCATATACACTAGTTGAATCTACAGTTGAAACACTGCATAGTTCAAAATTCATAGTCTGACCATCGATGGTGCTATTAAACGGAACAATAGGCAATGCATTAGGTGGAATCTGCATGGTGTATTCGCTAGTACTAACACCTGCTAACTCAGAAATATTAGCGGGGCGACCGATTCGTTGAGTATTAACTAGCGTAGCATTTACAATAGTATTGAATTGTTCCAGCCAGTTCGGATTAGCAGGGTCATTCCAAAGAATAGTTTGGTTGCTAAGATTTAATCCATTGATGTCAGTGATGTTCTGTGTAGTGCTGATGCTAGATATTTTTAGGTAGCCCTGTCCAGCAATGTTTCTTTTTGGAATATAGCTGACAAGATTGGCAAGCTTAATAACACTGTCTCTACGCTCAGCAGTATCAATAAAGTTCTCACGAGCATTCAAGTCGCCGCGGAATGCAAGACCCTGACCCATAAATGCAATAACATCAAGCAACGCAATGAATTCACTTGACTCAGTATAGTCATTGAAAGTTTCAGGATAATATACACGAAGGTAATCGATGAAACTCTTGCGTAGGGTTTCATAATCATAACTTCTAAAGTCGGCTTCACGGAACGTCTGGTATATAGTTTTCCAGTCGTTGAGGCCAAACAACGCAGATTGTCTTGAACTTGTTGCCATAGATTAATACTCTTTTCATGTATTTATCATTAGGAAAAGAGCAGGTTTTGTTAAATGAATGTAGCGGTAGTAGTTGCTCTGTTAAAGAATACACTAACAAGTTCTGCTTGATTGAACGGGTTAATTGCAAGTTCAACTTCTAATAAGATACCGTTTTCTTTAGGAAATGCTTTAACTGAATTAAGAATAATTCTGGGGTCTGTTGCGGCAACTCTAAAGATCTCATTTTCTAGTTGGAACTGCACATCTGCGGTGTTTGGTTCAAATATAAAGCTCCAAACTTTAGTTCCATATCCCGGTTGTCCTACTTTACTACCTAAAGGAATATTAAGGGCATTTAAGAAATCTTGCATCACTAATTGGGTATCAGTCAATCTATACTTCTTTCCCCAAATAATAGGTTGCCGAATGCCGCCTGCGCCATTGTCGATTCCGCCTACTGCATTAGTAGTTTTTGGCTTACAAGCGTCTTTGGTACTAAACCCTACATACTGTGCCATTAATTATTCCTTATCCATTTCCTGAAGGTCCTATAATACCCGCAATTGTATTATTCAACTCTGCTTTACTTGTATTTATTTTTGTTTGTATACCTTCAATTGCAGTTGCACCAGATCCAGTAACTGAGGACAATGCTGTTTTAGCAGTAGCCGTTATTTGCGTAGCACTAGAGGTTACTGTAGTAATTGAGTTCGTAACTGATTTGATAGTTGAATTTACTGAGGAAGCGGTAGATGATACCGATGTTGCTGCTTTAGTTAAAGAAGTCAGTGAACCACTAAGTGAAGATGCTCCTCTAGATATCCCTCCTACCGCGCCGGTCAATGACCCTGTTAACTCAGATAGTCCAGACGTTAAGCTTGATGCTGCGTTAGCGATTCCACTAGCAGTCTCTCCGGCACCAGCAAGAATATCTCCAGCAACATTATTAATATTATCTAAATTAATGATGTCATCTAACAGTTTAGCGTATTCAGGATCAGTTGTTGCCTTATCAAATTCAGCAAGTGCTTTTTCAATTGCAGGATCTCCTGCAGGGAGATTTAGTTCTGCTTCATTATATGCTTTTGATTTTTCAAAAATCTTTTTATCAAATTCAGCAAGTTTATCTTGAAGCTGCTGATATTTTTTACCAACATCAAGTAGTTTCTGTGCTTGATCCTTAACATCCTGAGTAATTTCACCTAGTAGATTTGGTACCGGAATTTTAGGATTGCCAAGAACATTTTTAATCTGTGAGGTAATAGAACCTCTATCAGTGGTATTAAATCCTACCGCCGGAAGCTTGATTGCAGCAGCGCCGCCGGCACTAAGTGCTGACACCGATGATGCTAGTTCTGCGGCCGCGCCTGCTGGCAAGCCTTTAGAAACAAGTGCAGTTAGATTATCTAATTGTCCACCGATATCGTTTGCAAGTTTTTCTGCACTTTGCAGACCACTCATTACTGATGTCTGTGCATCCTTAATAAGTCCAGTAAGACTGCCTGCACCCGGAATGCTGTTCACTGCTCCGTTCGCCTTATCAAGCACTGAGGTTACTGACTTAATACCACCTGCTAAATTACTAATACCAGATGCTACTTGAGATGACACTGCGGCAGACGCGCCTTTAGCAACAGTTGATGCGGCAGTAGATAATGCAGCCGTGCCGCCTGCTCTTAGAGCTGGACCAGCGCCAGCAAGACTACTTACATTATCAATTGCCCCAGTAATCTTATTAGCGGTGCTAGTAATAGATGTTGCAGCAGTAGATACGGAGTTTAGAGTGTTAGCAAATGAACCAACCGAGCCACTAATTTTATTAGTTAATTGTCCGAGTGAACCGTTAACTGCTGAGACGGCTCCACTGACGCCAGCAACAGTATTTTGCATTGAACTTGTAATCGAACTTAACGAAGATGTAGTTGACTTGATTGAACCGGTTAATGACGATACTGCACCTAAGGCACCGGATACGGATGCGGTCGCAGTGTTTACAGTGTTGGATATACTTTTCGCATTATCAGCTAGAGTACTTAACGAGCCACCGACATTTTTCAATGCGGCTGAAGCACCACTAAGTGCGCCGGTCACCCCGCCAATAGCGTTGGTTAGCTGCCCAGCCGCTTTACCAACGTTTGATAGCCCCTCAGTAAGTCCCTTAGAAGCTGTAGTCAATGTTGCACTAAGTTGTGAAAGTTGACCAGCTTCTGCCTGTGCTTTGGCTGCTGCTTCTTTGGCAATCGCAGTAAGATTCTGCGGTACGCCGGGCTTGAATGCCTTGAATGAATCCTTAATTGAGTTGAACGCATTAGTAGCAATGCCCTTTGCTGCGTCTTGAATTCCAGTTAGACCAGCAGGTCCGCCTGCATTCTTCATGGCGTTCAACGCACTTGAGAGTCCTCCCAAACCACCTAACTTATCAGCGAGTCCTGCTGCTGCTGTTCCAGCGCCAATTGCTTTAAGTGCATTTGTTGCGCCGCCTACAGCACCAGCTATTTTGTTAGCAGTATTGATAGCTCCAGACACTTGATTCAATGCACCTGATACTTGATTCAATGCTTGACCTGCGGCTGAACCCACTAGTCCACTGACTGCGCCTGATACGCTGCTCAATGTGCTACTTGCTTTTCCGGCAACCTGAGAGATTGCAGCAATAGTTTCTTTTGGTCCTACTGTAGCAGCGGCTGTGACTAAACCAGCAGTTGTGCCCGCAGATTCATTTCCGGTCAGTACTCCGCTGTTCGTGAGAGCTGTTTGTGCTTTCTGCATTGTAGTCGCCATTCCTTGCGCTTGTGCAGAAGTATTTTTTACGAATGATGTAAGATTTTCGGCGCCCGGTATAGCAGTGAACAATGTTGAAGGCAATGCTTTATCAATGATAGATGTAGCAGCATTTAGGCCGGTTGCAGTCACCTTAATGATATCGTTTGCTTGTGTAGCGATACCATTAATCAACGTAGATGCACCGGGCTTGAGTACTCCGGCTTGTTCCATCTGTTTTGGTGTCATCGCAAATGAACCTACTGCTACCGTTGCAGATTCGGAAGACGATGTTTTAGTTGTTGTCGTTACTCCGTTAGCTGTGGTAGTAGTAGTTGATGAAGAAGAGGTTACTGACGTAGTTACGCCGGATGCCGAAACAACCGCAGCACCTTGAGTAGTTGCTGCCGCAGCAGCGCCTTGCGCAGCCGTAGTGGCAACACCTGCAATCGCTGCATTAGTTGGTCCAGGACCCATTGCTTTCGAAACTGATGGAGTAGTAGCTGGCACTGACGCTGCTGTCGCAATAGCAGGGGGAGTAGCGTTAGTTGCTGCTGCCGTAGTTGTCTGTTCTACAGCCGCAGAAGGTGCTGCCGGAAGTGAATCACTTGCGTTAAGAGTAGTCTTGACATCAACCCCTTGACCTGCGTTTGACCATGGTGCGTGTGCCGGAGCACGAGACGCAATAGTTAATAGTTTTGCTGGCGCTGCGATAAATCCTTTTTCTTCATCAAACAATGTATCAGTCTGTGCGATGATTGGAATGACAGCAACATCTTGTGGACTAGTACCTGGGCCACCTGAGTTAAGATTTACTTTGCTACCATTAACATATGCAATGCCACCAGCAACTAACGAAGCTTCGCCACCTGCTTGAAATGCAACAGCGCCGCCCGCTTTTCCTAAATAATTACCAATAGAAAATGCTTGAATATCTTTACCAGAACGAATCTTGGTGTCTTCTTCTGAGTTAGTTTGAATGTTTTTACCCTGAAGATTTAGATTTTCCATAGCATGAATATTAACATTTTGGTCAGCATGAAGATTTAAATCTCCCTGTGTTCTAATGTTGACTGAGTTAGTAGAGTACATATCAATTGTACCCTCTTTACCCAACTCAATATATGATTGTCCGTTTGAGTGAAGAATCATTAACGTTTGACCATCATCGCTCATTAAGATTTGATGACCTAATGCTGTACGAATACGAATTAACTGGTCACGCCCGATAACGTCACCGTCATCCATAACGAAGCTGTGTCCGCCTCTACGAGCAATAACTTTTAGCCTTGTTGCAGTTTCAAGCCCGCCCGCAGGCTCCAAATTTGACGCAAGAGAAGAATCATCAAAGCCGCCCTCGTAGATAGGTCTACCGGGAGTAGATACACCCCAGCCCACTCGGCTAGCTGTTTCACGACTTGCACTTGAACTAATAGGGCCGCGAATAGGGTCACGAATGATTCCTTGTTGGCTCATGATACTTGCTGTGTAGCTATGAACTGGTCTTGCAGTGTCTAGATATTTGTTGCTGTCCGATACACTTTTATCATTGGTATTGATATTCGTGACAGGCAATCTAGTTGCACCGCCGTAACTATTTGCTTCACCTGCATTAGTAACAATATTGTCACTTGAACCAATTGCTGGCACCATCTGTAGGGCATCTGCTTCTGGAATACAACCAATGTAGAAACCATAGTTGGGGTCGCCGTTGACAAATATACAAATTACCTTTGTACCGATATCGGGAGGAGCATGCCATTCACCGTAACTGCTTGGGTTTGCAACATAGTCACCTAAGCCAGTTTGTCCCGCTGTGGGTTTAACCATACCAAAAAAGTTACTGAGATAGCTAACAGACACCCAATTTCCTGAACTATCACTATCTGTAGGAATACCTTTATCTGCGAGTAATACTTTGATTCTTCCAGAGCGAGTAGGGTCAATATTATCTTTAACTATCCCAATTAATGGAACAGTTTTGTTATTACCGCCATTGGCGCCTGGTTTACTTTCTTTAGTACTACCTGTTGTTTTAATTACCTCAGTTGGCATATTATCTCTCTTACGTTAATGGGAAATCAGTTGGGAATGGGTCAAACGGTGGCGGACCAAACCCTGAATTAAATCGTCCTGGCTGACCAAGCTGCGTATTATTCAATGAAAACGCAGGTGCTAGCTCTCTTTGTTGTGCAGCGTTAATATCAGCTTGTCTACTTACCGGTGCGGCGCTGGCAGTGCTACTAGCGTCATCATCTACTACTAACCCAGACGGCGTACTAGCAAGTATTTCTGCTATCAATGCATCGGAGTTGGCCGAAACTACTAGTGGTCCGGGATCGGTAACTGTCATCACTGGTAATTTAGCAGGACTGTCCGGTTTTAAACCTGAGTCGGCCACTGTTGTGTTAGGACCGCCGGCTGGTGATCCCGACGCCACATTTGTACCAGATGCAGGATTTGTTCCAGCAGCTTGTCCGGTCTGACTACTGTTTGGTTCTCTGCCGCCGGCGCTGTCAGTTTTAGGCTTTTTATTAAACGTGTTGATCGCACACTCCAGTGTTTGTTTAAATGAGCCGCCAGAAAATGTGCTGGTTACAGCAACAATCATATAACTAACGCCCTTGACCAATTTTGCGATATCTTCTGGATATTCCCAAAACAAAATGCTCTCGTTAATAGAAAGTGTTCCGGGTTGGCCTGTTATAGGACCGTTGTTAACACCTTCATCTGAATAGTCAACTGCTTCTTTGAAATCAACTTCGATAAAGACTTGTCCACCATTTGGATTTACGGTGTATCCATCAGAACCGTAGAATTTATTATATATTTGTGATTCGTTAACTGATTGTGTTTTCCCCCCAGTTACAACCACACTTGAGTCATACATAATGAAATCCGGGTCACCTAAAATAGTCAACTTAGCATAGGCCTGTGAAGACGGATCATGTAGTGAAGTTATGTAACTGTTTTGTGCTTCTTTGCCTGCACCAAGTGTATTTTCGGTAGTACCCTGAGTCTGATTACCGCCTGTTTTTACCGCTGGGGCCCCGCTGTCAGTTGTTGCCGTTGAGGCATCAGCATTTTCTTTAGCTGCACTGTCAAGAACTGTTACGTCACCTTGTTCATTGGGAGGACTAATTGCAACAGTAAAGTAAGTGTTGTTTAATTCTTGAACGTAAGATAATATTTCAGAATTTTTACCAGTATACCAGTAATCATATCTTTTATGAGGTCCATAATATGCAGTGGTAACGTTCTTGTACGCACTATCAATTACTGGAGTTTCATACGTTTGAATAATATAATCAATGTCATACACCCAGTCACTGATTGCCCCATTCCATCTAGCGTTAGATATTTGTGAACTACAATTATACCACTTAAGAAGTTTTTTAGTGCCTTGATCAACCTGAGGTACAATTTTTTTATCCTTAGGTGGTTCTAGTGCAGTAGAATAAACTGTTTGCAATCCTTGTTCGAGAAATTGACTAGAAACAATGATATCATTGATAGCGGCAGGTATCATTTTTCCAGTATCAATTGTTATTTCTCTCGCAGTATTATTAGGTGTATTACTTTTAGTGGCTGTCAACTCATTTGATTGTGACGTTGTTTTTGCCCCTGATCCTGGCCACTTATACTTATCCAAGTCGGCAGGAGAAACTGTTTTCGATTTACCGATGACTGATTCAGCATCGCCAACGAATACTATATTATATTTGTTATATAAATTTGGTTCTTTGGTCTTAGATGCTAAATCTTGTTGTCGTTTGTTTAGTGATGCTACAAATTTAGTAAAAGCTTCGCCGACGGTTGATGCCGAAAACGCAATCTTATCGTCTACTGAGCCGCGCTTAGTAGTCATAGTTGCCTTCGGCGGAGTAGATGCTGCTTCAATTGAATACACTACTGCATTACCGTCAATCTTAAACTTTAGTGAGGTTATAACAATATCATAATATCGTTCAAACAGAGCACCACTTCCCGAAGCAGTTGGATCCAGCGTCTGTCCGTCAAACACCTCTGATCCCGTCATTATGTTTCCAACCTCGTCATACCCGAAAAATCTTATTCCTAAAATAAAAAATTGCTTTGACGGATTGCCGGGCAACAGTACCTTGTCACCGGAATATTTTTTTAGTGCATCCTGTGCTTTTTTTAAATTATTAACAAAAGAAAATCCATATGGTTCAGTAATGTTGAATTTAATTTCAGTTGTGTTAGTGTTACTCTGGTTATCTTTACCATTAGTTGATGTTCTAAATGATAGGTTGTCCATAGCATAGTCAAATGAAAATCCCGGAGCACGATTTTCTTGTGTATTGTTAATGCCGCCGCTTTGTGCTACTAAAAACGCGCCGCCCGAATTTTTATATCCGCCGCCTGCTGCCGCAACATTAAGAGCATTGACTGTTTTTCTACCGGATTGAATAAATGCATCATACCCATCTGGAGTAATCATGTAAAGACTTAGCTGATACGTGTAACTAGAGCAATAACCCAAGGGGTTCTTTAATCTTTTGCCCGGTGGTTGAGTCTTTGATACTTCTGTCCGTAAAGAAGGTGAAGTGCTGTCTGCACTAGCCTGAGAACCTGAGCCAGCCGGGGGTGCCGCAGTGCCGGTTGCACTACCTGGTGGAGTAGAAGGAGGCGCGCCAGTTGAGCCAGCTGGGTTAGCTTGCTTGGCACCACTGTCATCGCTTGCTGCTCCAGTTAAGGGAGCTTTAGTGGCTGTACCGGTACTAGTAGTTGGCGCTGCATTTGATGTTACAACTGCTGCATTTGCTGTTGGCGAAGGGGGCGGAGTAGGTGCGGGCGGTGGCGGGGTTGGGGGAGGCGGGGGTGGCGGCGGATCTGCTTCTCCTCTAGCCTTTCTTGCGGCTGCTTCTGCTGCATTATCTGCTTTAATAGCTTGGTCAGCAGGGCCGTTTGGATTTAGTAATGAGATTGCCCGCTTAAGACGTTCCTGCGTCTTGATGGCAGAAGCGATTAGTGCAGTATCAGGGTTTGCCTTGGCTCGCTCTGCTGCTATGTAAAGCTCGTCGTATTGAGTAATTGCCTTCTGCATACGTTCTTGAATTGCTGCTAGATCATATGCCGGACCATAGGTGTAGCCATCGACTATTACCTTGATTTTTTGTCCATTTGTGTCTAATACTATGCCTCGAGCAAGGGTAAGATTTTGAATAGACGACATTTTATAGCCCCAATGCAGTGTTCAACGCTGTTTGAGTAGGTACATAAATTCCGACACCTGCTTTAAAGTCAAAGTAAGGATCAGGTCCTAATCTATTAGGATTTCGTGCAGCAAATACCCACCACAATCTAGCATCGTTGTATAAGTCGAATGCTAATAGGTCAGGTCGATACTGATAAGTTTCCTGTAGCACCATATATACATCGCTAGGATTTTGTGGTATGGGACGGGCTATCATTACATCTAAGAATTTATTTTCTACTATATTAGTGCTATAGTATGGACTAGCTGGTCCGTATAAACTTTGATTTGACATTACCACATACCTCCGCCAGGAACTCTAGTGCCATTGAGTAATGCACCAGATGCATAATCACGTAGACTGAATCTATTCGATACTGAATTTCTGCTCATTATCGGTACACAAGTGATAGACATCTGAATTCTAGTAGGAACCCAGGTAACTGTGTCGTTTCCGGGGCTAGTACTAAAATTAGGGCCCGGACCTTTGCCGCCTTTGCCTACACCCGATCCTGCTAATCTATTGTCGCTAGCAGTATATTTTGATGGTTTAGGCGTGCCAGCTGGACTTGCACTTGTTGTTTTGATATAGTCTACGTCATCAGGTAGTGTATATGAGAAACCTTGAATTGCTAGGGGATGCGCTGCAAACTGATATCCGCCCATACCAAACATGTAGCATAGGGGAGGAGGAGTACCATTTTTAGGATTAGAATCTTGCCCGTAGAACATCTTAGTCATGGAACGGAAGAAGTGAATTACTGCCAATAGATAGTTAGCCTCGTAAGTGTCCTGTGCAGTAAAATTACAAGAGAGCGAAACTGCGTCTACTCCACTTCCGGAATATTGAAATATCTTATAGTTACTATGAACTATGTTAGTCTGCTCATAGTTAGCTGCGTAGTTTACAGAAATAGAAGGTGTATATGGGAAGATTACACCGTCAGTTTCTAAGAGTGGTTTTAATATACCAGGATCTGGTTTTGCGTTGTACAAGTATTCGCTATCAGGAGCAAGAGATAGTCGAACTCGCCAATCTTCTTTAGCAGCAAAGTTTGCTTGGTCTTGTGCAGTTGCTTCACCTTGTGCTTCAAGCGTCGGTGCTTCAACTGATGAGAAATCAGGCGGCGGAGAAGCTGGTACTGCTAAGGTGTCGGTTATTGATGGCTCCTCAGTAACAGTCAGTGAAGGGTCGCCGCTAGTAACTGAGATAGGTTCGGCACGACCGGAGATTGGATCTACATCAGCAGTAATAGCAATAGGGTCTGGCTTAGTTTTAAGTATAGGATTGGGTGCTGGGTCAGGGTCCGGTAATGCCTTAGGATTGAAATTATCGGGTGTTACGGCAACTGGGGCTGGCCGAGTGTCGGGTAATGCAGTAGGATTGAAATTATCGGGTGTTACCGCAATGGGGTCTGGACGAGCAGCAACGGTTGTTTGCTGTGTCTTGATATCTGCATTAGTCGTTTGCACCATTTGACTGAGGCTAGCTATAAGAGTACTGACTTTACCATTTGCCCCTACATAAAAATTCTTTTTGCCATTAACCGAAAGTCCGGTAAAGTTTTGAATGCCGAACGGATCTAAAAGTTCTTTGGTCTGTGAAGTAAGGCTTGAGTCTACTTTAATAGACGTAGTTGGAGTAGGTCCTGAATATACGACTGAATCACCGTCTTTAAGGGTATAGGTTGTCTTGCCAGCTGTACTAGATGCAATTAATGTCCAGCCATCGGTACTAGTAGTCGCGGTATACGTTGTTGCCATTCGTTATTCTCACTATAAAGTCATGATAAATAGACTTACTCAATAGTATTTATCGCAGCAAAAAACCGCTAAATTTACCCTAAACTGTTGCATTTTTGCAACGGTATGAGTATAATGTAATCTAAGAATAGGGAATTCATATTAATGTTACCTGCAGTAAAAAAGCCAAAAAAGATAAATTATCTAAACAACAAAGACATTCTAAAAGAAATTCACACAAGTAAAAATTCATATTGCTCTTTCGTAGATCCAGAGTATCATCGATATGACTTGATTATTGATAAGCCAGATAGTGATATCATCACTTCATTAACATACGCCGGTAAGCCAGCTCAAATCAAAGCTGCTAAAGAAGTTAGAGCCGCAAGATTGTCAGTAGAGGCTGGGGAAAAGATTGACCCAAAGACTATAGCGACTACCGATTTAATTTTCAGAGTCATGACTTGGGATCACGTTCCGGTAGCACAGAAGCAACCTAGAAAAACAGTAAAGAAGAAGACTGCTAAGGATATCTTCGTATTCATCGATGATGATAATGATGACTTTTCAGATTTAGAAGACAAGGCTCTTAAAGCAGAAGTTGAGGACATGGTTCATGTCAAAGTAAACTTTCCACCATTCCAACACTACAAGCTTGATGACACCGGCTCTTGGGTTTGTGTTGGTAAGAGTCACTGGGAAGGTGGTATGGAGAATGGATTCTTCAATAAAGATCATGGAAACCTCACAAACAAGCTAGCTCGTATGTACATGATGCTTTGCGAGAAGTATGCAATGAAGTTTAACTGGCGCGGATATACCTACAACGATGAAATGAAGGCTAGCGCAATCTTACAGCTAACTTATGTAGGGCTAAGATTCAACGAAGCAAAAAGTGCTAACCCATTCGCTTACTACACCGCTGCTATCACTAATAGCTTCTGCCGTGTATTGAATACTGAGAAGCGCAATCAAAACATCCGCGACGATATCTTAGAAATGAATGGTCTAAACCCAAGCTTTAGTCGCCAAATGAGCGGCAAACCGATAGGTCAAGGGCTTAAGCAATAAGGTAACCAGTTTCGTTGCTTTTCTTTAACAAAGGCGCTATATTGATACAATGAACAATCTATTCAAGAAGGCTGCCGTCTTCACCGATATTCACTTTGGCTTAAAGTCAAACAGCTTGCAACACAATCAAGACTGTTTGGATTTTGTCGATTGGTTTATATTAAAGGCAAAAGAAGAAGGCTGTGAAACTTGCTTGTTCTTAGGTGATTGGAATCACCATAGAGCAAGTATTAACATTCACACACTACAGTACGGCTTACGTGCTTTAGAAAAGATGAACAATGCCTTTGAAAAGGTGTACTTCATCCCCGGGAATCACGATCTTTATTATCGTGACCGGCGTGATGTTCACAGTGTTGAGTGGGCTAATCATTTACCTAATGTGGTAATCGTTAACGATTGGTTTAACGAAGGAAATGTAGTCATTGCACCATGGCTTGTCGGCGATGACTACAAGAAGTTGGCGAAGATGAAGGGTAAGTATTTGTTTGCTCACCTTGAACTTCCCAACTTCTACATGAACGCAATGGTTCAGATGCCCGATCATGGCGAACTCAATGACAATGACGTTACTGGATTCGAAAAGGTATTCAGTGGTCACTTTCACAAGAGACAAGCTAGAGGCAACATCTGGTACATCGGTAATGCTTTCCCGCACAACTACGCAGATGCAGGTGATGACGCTCGTGGTATGATGATTCTCGAATGGGATCAGGAGCCAGAGTTTCATGCTTGGCCTAATCAGCCCAAATTCAGAGTTTACAAGCTCAGTGATATACTTGATAACCCAGAGGGCTTGCTACTTCCTAAGACATATGTTAGAGTGCATCTTGATATTGATATTTCGTATGAAGAAGCTAACTTCATTCGTGAGACTATGATACCAAAACATGAACTAAGAGAAATGACACTTATTCCAATGAAGCTTGAAGGGGTCGGCCAAGATATGGCTCCTGGCGAACTAAAGTTTGAAAGTGTTGACCAAATCGTCATCGACCAAATCACTTCAATTGAAAGTGATTTCTATGATAACAAAATGTTGTTAGAAATTTATAGGAACCTGTGATGAGTAGAGCCAGCAACCGGCATGTTTGGGTTTTTAGGGAGATGCGTACCGGGGGAACAGCGTTCTCCGCTGAACTGTCGGCAGTATTAGCCAAACAGTTTAACTTTGTTATAGAATCACTTGATGATGCTATTATATCACCTGATGTACTTAATCATACACATAACTTCGATCTTATTGAAGATGTGGTAAAGATTTGTAATCCTATATTGATTCGGGTAACTCGCAGGAACAAAACTCAACAAATGTTGAGCAAAAATGCAATCTTGCATTCAGCAAAGGTAATGCCTGACAGAGCTATCGTCAATATACAACCTGACACCACAGAAGAACAATTAACTGGGTTTGATGAATTAGTTAAAAATCATCCTGTTACTATTGAAGAAAAAGATGTAATTGGATTTGCAAAACAACATTTAGAATATGACTCTCTTTGGAAAAAGCATGGTTCGTTAGTAGAAAACACAACTATATATTACGAAGATTTGTTGAATCCAATATCTTTACCCATATTAGATTTACATAAGATCAGTTTTCTAGACAACAGGAAGCATACTGCTAAGTTACCAAAAAAATACAAAAATAGATTATTTGCCAATATCACTGAAATAGGACAATGGATGGAAAAACATTATTATGAGCATCGTACTTAAAAATATTACCCTTAGGAACTTTCTAAGTATCGGTGCAGTAACACAAGCAGTTAACTTCGATAGCAAGGAACTTACGCTTATTCTTGGTGAAAACCTTGACCTAGGTGGTGACGGTGCTAGAAATGGTACAGGTAAGACAACTCTTATTCAGGGTCTTACCTATGTATTGTTCGGCAATCCTATCAATCAGATTCGCAAAGATAACTTAATCAATAGAACGAACGGCAAGGGTATGATGGTTACTCTTGAATATAGTTCTGCCGGTATTGAGTATAAGATTGAACGCGGTCGCAGACCAAATATTCTCAAATTCTATGTTAACGGTGAAGAACAGAAGGACGATACAGCAGATAGTGCCCAAGGGGAGAACAAGGATACGCAAAGAGAAGTTGAGCGTACTCTGGGTATGACTGCGGACATGTTCAAGCACATTGTTGCGTTGAACACCTATTCTGCGCCATTCTTGTCATTGCCGTCAGGTGACCAAAGAAAGATTATTGAACAGCTTCTTGGTATCACGTTGCTTTCTGAAAAGGCTGACTTGATTAAAGAAAAGATTCGCATTAATAAGGACTCTATCCAGCAGGAAG